GTACTCTTGTTTGCTTATTGATAGGTGCTGTAATCTGGAATAAATCGTAAGGAATAGGCTCCAATACTGCAGACATTCTACGCTTATCCGGTTCTGCTTGTTGACGAAATAAACTTGAAGATGTTAAGGTGTCTGAGAGTTGTCCACCATCCCACCACTTTGTCTCTTCAATGTTTCCTCCAATACTGGAGGTAAGTTCTTTCCTCTTGTCTTTGCTCTTCGTAGAATCCCCTGACATGCTTTCGGAGAGAGCCAATACTTGCTCGGCACCCCCGATTCGAGAACTTGCGACAATAAAGATGCGCTTGCGTCGTTGGGGCACTCCGAAGAATTGGCTGTCAAGAACTCTCCATGCGATTTCCTGACAATCCCACCCTTTGTCCATTTCAGCGAGGAGGACTGCGAAATCCCTTCCTTTATTGCTCGACAACAATCCTGGCACATTTTCGAGTATGACGAACTGGGGATTGATTCCCCGTACAAGTCGCATTGCTTCATAAAATAATCCTGACCTTTCTCCAGCAAGACCTTTACGCTTACCTGCTACCGATAAATCCTGACAAGGAAATCCACCACAGATGATATCAACCTTTTCAAGTTCTTCAACCTTTACTTGCTTGATATCTGAATAAATTTTAGCATTTGGAAAATGCTTTTGTAGAACTTTTCTACAATGTGGATCAATTTCGACTGACCAAGCAAGTTCAAATCCTGCTCGTTCAAAACCGAGATCAAAACCACCAATACCTGCAAATAGTGATCCTACTTTCATTTATTTCTTTTTCCAAACAGTGCAGCAATTCCTGCACATCCAATCAACATAAAAGATGAAGGTGCAGGGACAGAAGCAACTTCAAAAGTTCCTGCGATAGCGACCTGATCACCAGGAGTTAAACGGAAATTCAATCGCAATTCAATAGAATCAGACGATGAGAGTGAACTTGTAAGATATTCCCAACCAAAACTATTGGTATATGAATTACCACTGCGAGCAGGAGCAGTCAGAGTAAACGGAGTATTAGGCATAGTTTTCACTAACACCGAGTTAACTTGTGCAAGGTAAAGACCGTCCGAGGAAAGCATTGCACCATCACGATTAAAATCACTAAGAGTAATACTAATTGAACCTCGCATATAGGCAGGGGTCGTTGAGGAACCCATTCCACTCCAAGCCGAAAAATCATAAGTTTGAGTGGTCAAGGTGTTGTTGGTCACAATTTGTGAAATCGAAACTAACGCGGCTTGTGAAACATTCGTTGCGGCAAGAGTAAGCACGGTAGAGACTAGTAATGAATTATGCATTGCGAGGGTTCTTTCGTAGAGAAAAAAATGTGTAACAAATCAAAATAGCAATAGACGCTGGTGATGGAATCGGTGGCGATGGCTCAGGTTCAGGAGTACCACGATATGGGATAGCAGGAGTGAGTGGCACACCCATACAAAACCCTTCAACACGATCAAATGTCACTGGGAATGAAAATTGTTGATCACACATTTGATATATACCAACTAATTGACCATCAAAATATAATCTATAAATCCAAAGACCAACTGCTTCTCCAGTAAACAAAGTACTATTATATTCTGCAAGGGCAACCGTATTCCCATTAATTGCATTTGAAAACTGTGTAGTCATGGAAAGTGAAGATTTATATTCTGGAGGATTTGTATATGCCTGTGTGACATAAGTAGATCCTTCATATGAGGTAGTGTATGGAAATTGACCTTGACCAAAAAATGTAGATGTAAATCCCATAATTATAATCCTAAAGTGACCCCACCGGGACTCGAACCCGGATGACCGCCTTGAAAGGGCGGGAATTTAGCCAGTTAATCTATGGGGCCAAAACACCTGCTTCAACCTTGCGACAATAATCATACATTGCAACGGATGAAGCACAACCAACATTCAAACTTCTAACAGATCCATACTGAGTAATATACAAAATATCATCACACCTGTCAAGAAGTTCTTGTGGAATTCCAACTTGTTCTTGACCAAAAACCATAAGGACATGCTCATTAGTTGGCCAAGTATAATCTTCAATTGGACGAGCATTTCGAACATTATCAATACCAACGATACGAAGTGTACCGTGCTGACGAATCATGTTCTCAATTTTCAATCCGAGTTGTTGCTCATCCCTACAATGAACAAAACGATTATAATTATGAGTACCAACGGTGCCGCGCCTATCATATTGCTTGCTTCCATATAGAATGATCTCCTTTGCAAGAAAGGCATTCGCATTTCTGATCACCGTTGCAATATTAAAATCATTGTACAAATTACTGCAAAGCACAGTAAAATTATGCCTACGCTTATCTAGGTCCGCAAGAATTGCTTCGTGCTTCCAATAATGATAATGATCAATAATGTTTCGCGTTTCTGTCATAAGTAGGATGCCAGAGACTCGAACTCTGCGGTAGGTCGTTATAAGCGACCCTGTGCCACCCGACACATGCATCCCATATCAGTAATATAACTTATTCTTGGTCAGAGTCAACAGAATTCTCAGAAGTTTTGATAACAATCTTGCTCTTCTTATTATTTACATGACCATTTTCATTTTTTGAAAAATAATTAGACTTCTGACGATCATAATCATTTCCAAGACGATAATTTACACTTTCAATATCATGAGACATTAGAAGTGCGTGAGATTGAAAATTATCAAATGCAAAATTAATAATTTCTTGAGAAATCTTAAGTGCTTTCTCTTCTGAAGCATTGATTGGAATATCAATATGAAGACGATACATTAGTACTCCATTCTCACGACACCATCATCGGTCGTGTAATAAATTTCATGAAAAACTTCCTGACACCAAGGAGCACAATGCTCACATGGTTTTGACATTCGTAGTTTCCCAAACTTATTATACCTAACATTTACAAGAGTCAACTTCTTACTACGAAAATTATATGGAATTTTACGGAATGCATCAAGTTCAGAATGCATTTCATTAAACTGATATCCATATTCTTTTGCAAGAGGATGTGTTTTAAAAACATTTCTACCAACAGAAACAACACGATTCTTATAAAGAACAAAAGAAACATGCTTCTTCTGACGATTCATTTCCAAGCAAATTGGATATGCATCAGAAATTAATTCATCCAAAACAGACATGATCAAATCTCTCCAACATCAATATTGGTGATTGTATTTTTCTTAACATTCTTTTTATCATGCCATTCAGTAAAATATGAAGAAAGATAATCGCTATCTGAATTTTTCTTTCTAAGATGCTGAATTTCATTCAGAGCCATCTCTAATGTAGTTGAAATTAGTCTCTCTTTTTCATCAGGACTCATACTTAACATCTCAATATCAACTTTAAGTCTTTCAACAATATCCATACTATTCATAATAAACTCCTTAAACGCGCTCGGCAAGATTCGAACCTGCGACCTGATGCTTAGAAGGCATCTGCTCTATCCAACTGAGCTACGAGCGCATGATGTCATTCAACTAATGACAACTTTGGTGCTGATACTGTCTTATCTGGAATGATTAGACCACTACCAAAATTTTCATTGTAATTATTTGCTAGTTCTGGTTGTGGAGTAAGAACAAAAAGAACACGCTCCTTATTGATCGTAACTCCTGTTTGATCTACCGTAGTATACGGCAACCAAGGGGCTAATGCAAGTTCTCCTTTACCAACTGGAACAATAATTGCTGGATTTTTAATTGAATATACATTTTCAATTAGTTCGATCTTTGCGATTATTTGTTCTCCGCTTACCAGTCCGATTAGTTGTACATTGCTCATTTTTTAATTTACCTTTCTTTTTTCCAAAAATATCATCCCAATTTTTTGAATATTGTTCCCAATCTACGGGTCTATATGTATCACCTTTACCTGCTGAATGTTTACCGCCCATCTTTATCCTCTTTCAAATCATAATAATAACTGTCATCTTCTCCTTCAATAATCCATCTATCACTTGTTCCTTCACATCTAAAATTTTTATGATCAACTTTATAATCAGGATTTTGTGGAAATGGTTTTGTAACAAAAGACATATGTTTCCAATATATTCTATTATTTGGTTGTAAAGCGTAACAACCATTATCCAATTCAACCATATGTAAACATTTGTATTGTGTTGGTTCGTCACTATATGAATTATCATACCAATCAAATGTCATCATATAATTACCCCAAAGTTCTTTTTTATCTTTTAGAATTATTTTTGCTCTTGCACCTTTTAAATAGTCATAAACAATATTTGTGCAATTTATAGAAAAACAATCCCATAATTGTAAATAATCTAATTGAATATTAGGAGCATTTTCTTTGTGGCATAACATATGAATTGGAACTCTACTTCTAACTAACCCATCATCAGTCATCACATGAAAAAGTAATGCTCTATCTGGATTAGATTGTGCTCCAAATACAGTAACTTTTACAAATTCACCAACATGATTTTTATGTTGATACATTTGTTCTTTTCTCATGTAACAATAAAAATGTGGAATATTAATATTTAACATACAAAGCCATGTATCGGATTCGAACCGATGACCTGTGCTTTACAAAAGCACTGCACTACCACTGTGCTAACATGGCAAACTCTTGAAACTGGACTCGAACCAGTGACCCGTGAGTTAACAGCTCACTGCTCTACCAACTGAGCTATTCAAGAATAATTCCTTTGCCTAGATTCGAACTAGGAAAAAGAGATCCAAAGTCTCCTGTGATACCGTTTCACCACAAAGGAATCAAATACTTTCCTTATCACCAGAGAAAGTAATTTCATGTAAATCCGAACCACTACTAAACATTAAAGTATCTTGAATATAAGCAGACATCATAGCAAAACTTGTACAATTCATGTATTCATTTCCATGAATGACCTTAAATTCTCCAACCTTCTTGAGAACATCACACTTATTTATGATGAGTTCAGTACAACCCGATAAGACGATAGACTTCTTCAACTTATCAAGGTTCAACCAATTCACCAATCGTTTACGACCCGTAGTAGAACCAAATTCTTGACCCTCCTCAATAATTCGATTCAGTACGGGATCATTCCATAATGTTTCGGGGAAGAGTGGATCTTTACCACTCTTTGTATCATATGCCTTTGCAACACCAATCAATCTGCGAATCTTCTTCGGAGAGAAACCAAGAGAACATGCAGAGTATGGCATTGTTGAACTACTAGTTACGAATGGATAATCACCATGATCAATATCAAGCCAAACACTTTGTGCTCCTTCACAAAGCACTCTACCTGATAGTTCACCATCCCACAACCACTCCGAAATAAAATATTCCTTTGCTCTCCTACCTCTACGCAACATCTTATCTGAATAGCAAGGAGCAATTCCTTGAGAAGTTGTTCCTAAGTGACCAAGATTCTTCTTGTCCCACTCAATATGTTCTTCGGTGATAATATGTGCATTTGGATGAATTTTGATAAGAGAAGTATCAAATCCTGCTGCACGAAGTCCACGGATCTCTTCAAAGAATTTATCTGGGTTAATTACACATCCCGGTCCAATTACACACTTCTTACCTGCAAAGATACCGGATGGAATAATATGAGTTTTAAATTTTTGTCCATTTACATAAACAGTGTGACCAGCATTTGGTCCACCGTTCCAACGACAAACATAATCATATTTTGGAGCAAGAGCATTAGAAATCTTTCCCTTGCCTTCATCGCCCCATGCTAAACCATATATCACATCTACATAATCAATCATTTAATCCCAACTCCTCATCAAGTTGTGCGAGTCTATCCATTGCTTCCTGAGACTTCTTGTATTTTTCTGCTTTGAAGTCTATGATTGGTTCAGATTTACCGTCACCAAAAATAAACATTGCTCTCTCCTGTAATTTATTAGCAATCTCCATCAGTCGTTTGCCTTCAGGAAGAAAGTGACCATCAATCATGTAATCATTCTGTGCAAGATATATCAGAAAGGTATGATCGTTCAGTTCATTATACGGATTGTCAATCATTATTATTCTCCTGAGTAGGACGGGTGGGATTCGAACCCACACTATGGACATTTTGAGTGTCCCGACTCTGCCGTTGGTCTACCATCCCAAAAGTGCCCCCTGTAGGAATTGAACCTACGACCTATTGATTAAAAGTCAACTGCTCTACCAACTGAGCTAAGAGGGCATAAAAGACGGTTTTGGTTGTATCCGGTAACTACTACTGCCTTACGGGCATTCATCACCTTCGTATCAGGAACCGTAAACCAACCAGTGAAACGGTTTTGTAGTCGAGAGACTGCAGTGGTTTTCCGTAAACCATTTCTGTCTCGCTCGGATCTGCTCTCGGTGCATACCGACAAACCTTATTTAATAATATAATACTATAAACAATAAAAGTAATTTTAATGTAACCACATAATATTATTATCAAAGTGCTTCATAGTGTGTTTCCTTTGTTATTTTCTCTGACTCGTATAGTATACGACTTTTATCGGACTCCGCAAGGAAAAAAGTAAAGTTTTATAAGATTTTTTTTCAGGGTCAAATGCAAATATTCAAATTTTAATTTTCTTGAAATATGTTATTTAACTGACGATTGACACGAATAAAAGTTGTACACTTTGACAGATCCTTAAGTCTTGCTGCACCAACATATGTGCAAGCAGAACGGACACCACCAAGAATCTGTTGCATAATATTTGCAACTGGTCCAGTCTTTTTAACAAATACCTTCTTACCCTCTGCTGCACGATAAGTAGCAACACCACCGGAATGTTTTTCCATTGCTGTAGCAGATGACATACCATAGAACTCTTTACCGTTCTCTGTTTCTTGTCCTGCAGACTCATCAGTTCCTGCAAACATACCACCAATCATAATAAAGTCTGCACCAGCACCAAATGCCTTTGCTACATCACCCGGACAAGTACAACCACCATCTGATAGCACATAACCACCAAGCCCATGTGCTGCATCAGCACACTCCATGATGCAGGAGAGTTGAGGATAACCCACACCAGCAACCTTACGAGTGGTGCAGACAGATCCTGGTCCAATTCCTGCCTTGATGATGTTTGCACCAGAAAGAATCAGTGCTTCAGTCATCTCACGGGTAACAACATTACCTGCAATAATAACATGATCTGGAAATAAACCACGAATGGTTTTAACATAATTTACAAACTTTTCAGTATATCCATTTGCAACATCAAGACAAATAAACCGAACATGCTTATGTGCATTTAATATCTTTTCTGCTTTTTGAATTTCTGTTAATGTTGTGGAATCGTTTCCCATTCCCATTGTATAAATCAATCCACAAAGACCAGAATGTTTTCTCAACCATGAACTTGCTTCACGACCCCAATCTTCTTCAGAGTAATACTTGTGAATAGCACACATAGCACCGTAATCTGCAAGAGAGTTTGCCATTTCAAATGTACCAACTGTATCCATATTAGCGGCTACAATAGGGACACCTCTCCATACAAATTCACCACTGGGTAGTTTAAATTTAAATGTGCGTTCGACATCAACCTTGCTACGACTATCAAGGTTACTTCGCTTTGGACGAATCAAAACATCTGCAAAATCAAGTTTTACATCATCTTCAATCTTCACTTTAGTTTCCTTTCACTTGCCTTCTATTTTATCTTCCAAATCCATTGGGAGTAAATTTCGAAGTTGTTTCATTAATTTAGCCAAATCTTTTGAACTAATTTTGTCCTTAAGATATTTCTCATAACCAATCACACAGGATTCTGCTGAGTCTATTAAATCTTGAACCCATGTTTCTCTATGTTGCATTTATGCTCCATCGTCTTCTGAATGAGGGTCATACTGTGAAGCATTATTAATTTCATCAATCACTTCTCTAGTATCTATCTCATTTAGAATTTGAGTGAGCATATTTCTAATAGAAAGAATCTCATGATAATCATAACCATCAATAGATTCTTCGTTATTAAAGTTTCTAAAACATGCAATATGTGCATCTGTTACTGGGTGTCTAATCAGATCAATAATTGGTTTGGAACCATTGATGGTTCTAACGCCAGAAACTACAAAAGTATTATTCATAATAATTTTCCTCATCGAACTTCTTGTTTAAAAGACCATCAATAAGTTTTTGAATTACATCCATCATTTCTTCATGCATTTTAATACCACCCATAGACGATATCGTTTCAAGATCCATAATTGCTGTTACAGTGCTCGACATGTCTATGGGTTGTGTTATTCCAAGATCCAAATAACCATACTCAAGTAGTTTACTCGGAGAATCAGATTTTGCAAGCACAACATTAGAATTGTTCAATGGATTTTTACCCAAAAGAACATAAATCCCATCCTTCAAGTATTCTATTGTGTATTGTTTATTTTTTATCATTTTGATTCCAACTTTTTATTAAATAATGAATAAAAAGTTCTTCTCCAATTTCAATATTTTTCATTGCTTTAAATGATACTGTTTGTTCTGCCCAATTAAATTTTAAAGAAACATTTGGTGTTTCTGAATGGTTGTATAATGGAGCATATCCCATTGGCATGTATGCTATAGGACTATGAACTTTGCAGTCTCTACAATTACAACTTAAATTTGGCCAAATGTAACTTTTAATTATTGGATCGTGTTGGTATTGCATTCTCCATTCTAATTTAAGAAGAGGAGCAATCTCAATAAGTTCACCTTCTAATATTTGTTCTTTTGCGAAAACACCTTGATTGTGAATTAAAGATTGCTTTATTTCAATTTTAGTTGGTATAACAACATTTCCTCTACTAGTGGGAGTAGAAATTTTATTATCTTCCTGATTTGTTTGTTGTTCTTTAATTGGTTGATTGGGGAAAACTTGATTAGTTTTAACAAATGTTTCAAAGTCCATAGTATTCATCTGATCACTCATACCCAATCTCCTTTAATTATTTTTCGGTCGTTTGTGGTATTTTAACACCTTCTGAATATTTTGCAAGAGCATCTGAAAGATTTTTCATTCTTTTTCCAATACTATTTTCAGTATTCTCTCTATAATCATCGGCGTTCAAATATTCTTTACTTGCACCCTTCAAATCACCTTTACGGATTAGTGCAAGTGCCTTTGGTGATTTCTTTATCATACCTCTAAAATGCTCAGATGCAATATGCATTCTTAAATTTGGATGCATACTATCAAATGTTTCATGACCAATAATATCTCTTACTTGATCATGTTTTTGTCTTGCTTGATGTGTTAGAAGTTCGTGTCCTTGAGCAGCGGTTAATTCCATATTTCCTGCTGCTACTTTTTGTCTCCACTCTTTGGATTGGTGTGGGAAGACTTTTTCCATTGTACCAACAAAACTTCCATCAATCAATGCACCATGACCAACTGTAGGAAGTCCCTTACTATCCTTATATCTTCTTGCTCTCCATCCTTCCATTTCTTTTAAATGTGGGACGAGCAAATCACCAACTACATTTGTTGGTTTTTCTTCTTTTGCTTCTACTGGTTTTTCAGTTGATTTCTTTAAATCGTTTATTTTTAAAGTTTGTTTTTCTGGTGCTTTGCTTAAAGATACCTTACTTGATGTTGGATTATCTTTACTATCAATACTCTTTTCAAATGCTTTTCCACCAAGACCTATACCACCTGCAACCGATAATGCTGCAAGAGTATTCATTGTTTTAGGTCCAAACATATTAAAAACTTTTTTTTCACTTAAAAAAGTAAGAACACTATTCAAAAATTCTTCATTTGCAGCAACTTGTTCTTCGTCTGGTTGTTGTTCTTGTTGTTCTGCTTCTTGTTGTGCTTGCATGTTTTGAATGAGTTGCAATCTCATTAAGAATTCTTCCATACTTGTTGTTGGAATTCTTTTTAGAATAATTTTCTTTGCATCTCTTGGATATGAGGTTGGAAAGAGAGTTTCAGCAGCAGGACTGCTTTTCCCTGGGATCATTGTTACAGAACCACCATCTCTGTCCTGAATGTCTTCTAAAAGAGTTAAATGGTACTCTTTTTGCTCTTCTTTTAGGGTTTTTAGTATATCCATAATAGATCTTTATTATCCTTGGCACAGTATGTATACAAGTCAAAGGTTTTATAAATAACCTAAAAGGAAGATATACCCATGTCAAATACAAATAATATTGATCAACTGATTGAATCTTTAAAAACAGAGAATGAAGCACTAATTTTAGTAATTGAAGAATTAGTTGCTCGTTTAGATGAAGCAAAGAAAGTAGCATTAGATCCAGTAGGTAAGGAAGATTCAGATGTAGATAATAACGGTATAGTTGATGATACTGATAAGTACCTCCTAAACCGTAGAAAAGCAATCGGTAAAGCAATTGCTAAAAAGAAAGTAAATGAAGATGTTGAAACTTTAGTTGGTATCAAAGTTCCAAAGAGATCAACCAGAAAACACATGGTTCAAGTTGCTAAGGCAATTGCAAATCTTCGTCCAGAGGAAAGACCAGCAGAGCACAAGAAGGCTGCAATGTATTTTTACAAATCAAATCCCAACTTCGATGCACAGAGATTTAGAAAAGCATCTGGTATATCCGATGGAATGGAAAAATCTGATTATCAAAAAGAATCAGTAGAGCAAATTGATGAGATCAGTAAAGCAACAAAGGACGCATATGTTGCAAAGCGTGGTTCACAACTATCGTCCATGATGTACGGTTCTGGAAAGCACTACGCTTCGCTCACAGGCAAACAACAAGCAAATGCTGTCAAAGGTATCAAGCGAGCAATGAATGTAAAAGAAGAAACATTATTAGAAAAATTCAAGAAGGTTTCTTCAGAGATTCGTCATCTCATAAAGGATAAGGGATATCCTCAAAAGAGAGCAGTTGCTGCTGCTCTTCAAATGAAGCGTGAAGGTAAACTATCAGAAGAAAAAACAAAAGATACTTATGATCCTCGTGCAGCACAAGCAATTGCAAATGCATATAGAGAGCGTAAACTAAAGAACAAGAAGAAAAAAGGAAACCAAAAATGAATAAAGACGAACATGTTAAAATGTGGGAAAATGCTGCAAAGAGAGCAAATGATGCTGAACTCGCAAGACTTCAAAGAAAGTCTGGTATTGATTTAGGTGTTCGTGACACACACCGTGAAGGTCAAGGAGTTACACCAGCAGGTGAAGCAGCACAACAGAAAAGAATGAGAGATCAGGAAAAAAGTCAAGAAAAACTTAATAAAGGAAACTAAAAATGAACAACCCATTAGCACAAAAGTATAATTACTACCTAAACGAATCACATAGACTTTCAGAGGAACTCCAAAACGAAACCGAATACTCAGAACTCCTAGAGAACATTCTAGTAGAACTAATCGGTGAAGAAGCATTCTACGGATTGTTTGAGGATATGGCTCAAACACCAGAGCGTGCAACAGAAACTAACCAAGAAAAAAGAAATTTAAGAAATAAGTATATGAGAGCTTCAGCAGATGCTTGGAGAGAAGGTGAAATGGGTTCTGCAGACAGTGCCGATGCCGCACATAATAAAGCAGCAAGAATTGCAGCACAAGAAATTAAATTAGCAAACACAATTCGTAAGGAACGAAGCAGCAAGAAACTTTATGGCAAGGGTGGAAAAATTGTAAAATAATAAACAATAACAGATTGTAAAAGAAAAACCCCGCGTAAGCGGGGTTTTTGCTTCGGAGTATATTGTTAGTTAAACTCAGTTAAACCAACCAGCAACTCCCTTGGTGATCCAAGCAACGCCCTTCATGGCGTATGGTAGGAGTGCAAGGAAAGCGACTAGTTGAAGTGGGTTCTTCCAGCAGAAAGAACCAGTGATTGGACAAGTATTCTTGTTCATAGTAAATCTCCTTTAAAATAAAATTAGAAATTGATTCCAAGACCTAAAGTAACATTCCAACTGTTTTCGTTGCCTGCAGCAACATTTTGCCAAACAGGAATACCAAATCCTGCGTTGACATCAACATTGTTGGACACATTCCAAACAGCCTTAGGACCGAGGAATGCAACATCACTACCTTCGGTGTACCATTGATTTAGGTCAACACCGACTGAAAGTGTGTTCCACTTGTATGCAACAAATGATTCTGCGTTTACCAAGTAA